TAATCTGCCACGCACCACGGAACTTGGAGAAGCTTTTGATGCGGTTTTCAAAAAGGCTTCAGCATTATCCGATGAAGAATCTGACAGATTCTTTTCTATGATTGGTGATCTTGGTCTTGTTGATGAAAACCTAGCGGTCAACGAAATGCAACTGCTGCTTCGAGAACAGTATGGAAAGACCTCTGCAAAGTCTGCAACTAATCTGAATAGTCTGATAGAGAAAACTCCCGGAGTCAGAGGGTTACAAAAAATATATTCAGACACTGATACTTTTTGGAAGACAGTTGGATTTATCGGAGAGAAAGCAAAGTATGGAGCAGCATTTCGTAAGGCTGGTTTAGATCCCGACAATCTTGGTGATATTTCTTCTGATCTTGTGCAATCCGGTCTTGCACCTCGAACCTCGGAGCTTACTGGCAGACATGGTTTCTTGAATGTGTTCGCATCAGACATCGTTAAAGAAACAATGCCCATCTATTCACGGGTGCCGGAGGTTATAAAATCCATTCGTAAGATACCTGTGGCTGGAAACTTTGTGGCGTTCCCGGCAGAGGTCATCCGTAACACTGCCAACATCGTGCAACGCGGGACCAGAGAACTTGGATTTAAAGCATCAGACGAATTAATTCAGAAGGTCGGAGAGCAAAACGCTAGAAGACTTGAGCGTGAGATAAGAGCCATCGGTGCTAATCGCCTGACCAGCTACATCGCATCGGCAGGTGTCATACCTGCCGCCGTTGCAAAAGCTAGTTACGCAGCAACAGGTGTATCTGAAGAAGATGTTGAGGCTATGAAGCCTTTGATGCCGTATTTCATGGAAGGTCATTTGGTTATGTCACTTGGCAAGCCAAAAGATGGTAAATGGGAACACGCTGATCTTAGTTACATGATGCCATACGACTTTGCTTTTACTCCCGCTAGAAGAGCCATGGAGATATACAAACAAAAAGGGGAGATAGGAGCAGGAGAAGCGGAGCAAATAACTGCATCAATGTGGGGTGCATTTGCCTCTTTCATGGATCCGTTTGCTGGCGAGTCACTGATTGCAGAAAGAGTTCAAGACGCTTTGCCTCAGAACTATTTTGGACGAGGCGGCGAAACAGCTACTGGATCTCCAATATGGCAGGACAGTAATGACTTTGGAACAAAGCTTGGTAACAGCTTCACACACATACTTGGTGGCTTCACACCTACCTTTTTAGAACTGTTTGTCAAACCAACTGCTCGAGGGCTAGAAGCAGGTCGTGTGTCAAGCGCAGCCACTGGTGACCCAACAAGAACGGGCAGAGAATATAACATACATGAAGAAGCTTTTACTGCTGCTACTGGCATGAGAAAGCTAGAGTTAAATATTCCAAAGTCTCTTTCCTATAAAGGCTACCAGTTTACATCACTAAGATCACAGTCTCTTGGAGACTTTACTCGTGTGGCAAAAGCAAACAACTCATCCGAAGAGGATGTTATAAATGCTTATGTGGCAGCAAACGAAGATGCGTTTCGAGCACAGCGTCAAATGTATGGGTTCATGAAAGCTGCGGAAGCAGCCGGGTTGAGCAGAGCACAAATATTTACAGCGTTAAAACGTGATTCTAATTTAGGCTCACAAGAATTAGCTTTTATAATGAGTGGTAAGTTTCGGCCTGTAACAATAAGTGACAAAGTTGTTCGTGATGTTTATGCAGAGACAGCTATTAAAGGTGAACCTAGAAAGATAACAAAGCTGCCCATGAGAGGACTGCTCGATAAATCTAGAGAGTACACCGGAAAATCTTTGCTTTCAGAAAGCTTAACACAAGAGGCAGAACAGATACCGACATTTGTACCGGAGCCTGTGTCACAAGAACCAACATTTGTACCGGAGCCTGTGTCACAAGCACCTACAATAACAGCACCGACCCAACAAGTTGCTGCTGATGGCGCTCCTCCGTCATTAGCGCAAGCGGGGGTCGCACCCCTTGGCGGCTCCCGCACCTCTTCTGCCGCTAACAACTCACAGCTTCAACAGCAGCTTGCCGGGGGAGGCAATCCGGTTGCTGCTCTCAAAAACTTACAAGCAACAGGAAATGTATAATGAACAAAGACAAACTACGCGAAGAGATCGCGGAGGATGAAGGATGTAAATACGAGATTTATCTCGACCATCTTGGACTCCCAACCTGTGGCATAGGCCACCTCATCACAGAAAGTGACGAAGAACACAGCAAACCTGTGGGCACAGTCGTGGAACAGGAGCGAGTAAAGCAGTTGTTTGCTCTTGATATGATGGTAACTATCGATGAGTGCAAAGTATTGTACCCAGACTTTGATGATTTGCCAGAGGAATGCCAGCATATCATTGCAAACATGATGTTCAACATGGGTAGGCCCAGACTCAGCAAGTTCAAAGGCATGAAGGCCGGGGTCGATGCCCGTGATTGGAACGCCGCAGCCGACGAAATGGTGGACTCGAGGTGGTATACACAGGTTACAAACCGTGCAAGGCGATTAGTCGATAGAATGCGTAGCCTTGCAGATGACTGAAATCATTGAATAAAAACATCGATTCTCGTGGACCTCGTTGATAATGGACGTACCATTATACCTTCAGGTCGCTGAGAATTGATGTTTTGTAGTCTCAACAGGTTCGCATCTACCAGTTACAACAAAGTATCTCTTGTCGATTGTTAAAATATCAGCCGACATCTCCACTGTTCTATCCGCGCATGTCCTTGCGTTGACATACGGACCTCGAGTGTCCTCAATAACAGCGCATTCCTTTTGTTCGGCGGACATGCATACAACTATCAATGCTTCAAACATCATCTCGAACCTCCCTCTCTGCCTTTTGGATCAGGCTTTCTACTTCATGCAGCTTGCTAATGGCTTCGTCCAGCAGCCCAGACTCGTGCTTCAGGAACAACTGAGTCACGGACTGAACTGACTGGCTTACTGACAGCTTTGCGTCAGAAAAGTTACTCATTTTTTCTTCGGTGGTCTGCCGCGCTTCTTGGCCTTCGGTGGACGGCCTCTCTTTTTGGCAGGTGCTTTACCACCCTTCCATGCTTCGTTGATGGTCGGAGTTTTCTTATCGTCCCCCTTCAAACGTCCATCCATATACCTAGCTCTCTCTGGCTCTTTAACGAGACAGGGAAAGAACAGTTTTAAAAATTTAGTCCACATCTTCTTGCTCCTCTTGTTTTGGAAGATACACTTCCACAAATGCCCCACACTCGGGACAAGTTAAATTGGTGACCATGCAGAAAAACTCACTGTCTTCTTCACAATCATGATCACCACCCCAAATAAGTTCTGTCTTACAATGCCAACAATTCATCCGACCTCTCCCCAGTTATCACCAAGTTCTGCGTCAACTTCAAAGGGCACCTTTAAATCTGGCACACAAGTTGACATAATTTCAACAATCTTGTCCGATTGTTCTTGACTGCTAATGCTAAAGCACAATTCGTCATGCACTGTAAGCATGGGTGTCAGGCCCTCGGCATGGCAATCTACCATGGCTTTCTTCGTCTGATCGGCACTCGAACCTTGGATGAGTTTGTTCAGAGCCTTGTATGTAAAGGCACGACGTATCATACCCTTGCCACCATACTCTTTGATTGCATCCTCGAGCTTCATGGCCTTGTTGTACCCGAAAGACTTAGGTTCCCACATATCAAACCTGCATTTACGTCCCAGCCATGTGCGTATTGACCCGGACTTAGCAGCGGTTGACGCTGCCAGATCTGCAATACCTTTCACAAACGGCACTCTTTCATGATACTTTTCGAGCAAAGACTTGGCCTCCATCTCATCGATGTCCATAACACCAGCCAGTTTCTTACGCCCCATACCGTACATGATACCAAGGTTTACAGTCTTGGCTTCCTTACGGGTTATATCTGCGATGTCTGCAACCATCTGATGGAAGTCAGCGTTGCCCTGTTGATACATATCAATTACACTATCTATCTGAGGGTGCCTGTGAACTCCCGTTAGTTGAGCACAGTAGTGTGCCAGCCAGCGTGGTTCTTGTGACGCATAGTCAAAGCTGCCCCACTTTGTACCCTCTTCGGGTATGAATAGACCACGGATCATGGACTTTATTTCTGGATCTCTTGCCGGGATCTGCTGTAGATTCGGGTGGGACGACGAAAATCTTCCTGTAACTGTCCCCCCTTCATCAGAACGAAGAGGGTTAAAATCACAATGGATGCGACCATTACACGAATGTTCAAGTATTGTCTCAACAAAGGTAGTGTTTGCCTTATTAAATTCACGCAACTTCACAATCTTCTGCGCGATGGGGTGAGTATGATTGCTAAGAAACTGCTTTGTAAAGGACGGAGCATTAGAATTTTCTGTCCTATGGTATTTAAGCCCAAGGGCATCGAACGCCTTTGCCACAGATGCAGCCGCCCACGGCTCGACAGTCACCCCGGTTTCGGTCCTTATTTCTTTTAAGAGTTCCTTCTCACGGTTGCCAAGCTCGATCTGAATCTGCTCTGCACCATCAATATCAACACGCACACCTTTAGTTTTCATCTCAAGAAGTACGGGTAACAGACTGGATTCTAACTCGAATATGCCTGTGACTTCATCCTTCTTAATGTCTACACGCAGCCTGTCCCAAAGCCGCAGTGTTACCGCAGCATCCTGTTCGGCATAGCTGCCCACAAACTTCGACGGCAATCTCCACATGTCACTCTTCGGATCCACATGGTACATAGCAGCCGCAGCCTTGAGCATCTTCTCGTTCTTGTATTCGCCAAGGTACTCGCCTGTCAGAGAGTTTAGATTGTAGAACCTACGGTTTTCGTTGAGCAGTGGCGCGGCTATCATGGTATCGATTATCGGACCTTGAACCTCGATCCCTGCCCAGCGCATCCAGCCCAGATCATACATGGCATTGTGCATAACCTTCTCGATCTTGGGTGTCGCCATCTGTTTCTTCAGCCAGTTAACCACCAGCTTCTCCGGCAGGTTGCCCTCCTCGTGACGCACAGGATAGTAGCCAACAAAATCACCAGCCGCCACAGCGTAGCCTATGACATAGCCATCGTTCCTGCACCACCCCGGCCCCAGCTTCATCAAATTCGGATCTCTTGTCTCCAAGTCAATAGCGATACGATCATATCCTGTAAGATCAGGAAAGGATGACGGCGGCTCCCACTCATCATCACCGAATCCAAGGGCAGCTTCTTTGACATCGATATCAAGAAGGTTCATCTGCTTGTCAGTCATTTACAATCTCTCCGCCAAGGGCAGCGTATCCTATGATATCCACCCATGAGTCATCCTTTGTCATGTCTTCGGTTAATCTAGCTAATTTGAGTCCCACCATGCAAGCCACCACCTGTTCGGGTGTGATCTCCTGCTCGAGTATGATGCTCCATATCTTTGCTATGCGCTCATGGTTCTTTCTGGCCGGACCATACTCCTTGGCTCTTGGACCGTTGATAAGCTCTTCTGCCGTCTTCAAAAAGAATTGTCTATCTTTCATACTCTTTTACCTTTTCTTTTAATCTAGAAATTTCATCTAAGTACTTTTGCACTTGTCGCTTACGTCCGGCAGAAGCTTTGTGAGAGTTGGAGCAGTACCGTGCATCATCCCTAAAAGAATTAAACATTGACCCGCACCAATTGCATTTATGAGTATAAAAGTTTGAAGTTACTGTAACTTCAAGAGAATCATCTACTGGAACAAAGATGGTATGACCCATAATTTTTTTGTCTTTCATAGCTGAAACCCATAATATGATTGTGACTCTACAATGTGCAGGGACTTTCGAGCGCGAGTCAGGCCAACATAGAATGTCCTGATCTCAGAGTCCTGATCCCTGCTCTCCACACAAGCCCTCGAAGAGTCGAGCAGCAGAGCCACATTGTCTGCCTCACCGCCCTTGGCTTTATGTATGGTTGATATCTTTATGCGCGGTGTACCTGTCAGGATTGACTCACCCATCCGGCGCACAGATGTAATGTATATCCGCTCTCGTTCGGATACCTTGAGCACCTCGTGCCATGGTGTGTCTGTCTCTGCTGTCAACTCGCCCAGAGTTTTGACATCACTGAAACCATATGTCTCTTCGGTGTCCAGATTGGCAAGCTGCTTCCTCCCAGCCTTTGTAATGACATTTGCTACCAACAGCGTTGATAGCTTCTTCAGGTCTGCCGCAGACAGGAACCTGCCCTTACACAAATCGAGCCATAGTTCAATACCGCTCAACACGTTTGGTGATATCGACCAGCCCGACCCCTCGCGCCAGTACAAGAAGCCCTGATCCTTGAGATCACTCGCCACCTTGTTGGCTATGAAGTTTGTTCGAGTCAGTATAAGCCACTCACCCTCTCTGATATCCACATCCATGATGTCACGGTGCCAGACAATCGCACCTTGCTCATCGGTGCCCGACCATGTCTTTGGTTGCCGTGTTATCAAACGCCTGACCATATTGTCAGCTTGTTTGTGTATAGACACAGGCAGGCGGTAGGACTTGTCCAGTATTATCTTATTATCGCAGGCGTTCAGGAAATCCTTAACGTCCACACCCATCCAAGAATAGATGCACTGATCGTCATCTCCGGCATAGTATATGCGCTTGGCGTTGGGCTTCATGACCTCATGTACCATGCGCCACTGCAACGGAACCAGATCCTGCGCTTCGTCCACAATCAAAACATCGAGCAGCGGACTGTCACCCTGTTCGATAAAGTCCTCGATCATATCTACAAAGTCTACCTTGCCTGTCTCTTTCTTGTAGTCACGAAACACCTGATCCACCAGTTTGAGTTGCTGGTAGTGCAGCCTGCGGTCAGCTACATCGTTAAACTGTTGCTCAATACTCACACCTCGAACCCGTGCCATCTGAATGACGGACAGGTACGCATCGCCGCTCTTGCCGGGTCTGAACAGAATACCATCAGCCATCGTTGCAGATGAGTTGGATGTAAACTCAAGACCCAAGAGTCCACCCAGCTTGGAATAGTCCTTGCCACCCAACACCTGCTTGACCTGCAACCCCAGCATTTGAAACGCGAAGCTATGCAATGTGCGGAACCAGACCATCTGATTCACATCCATGTTTAGCTTTGCAGCCGCCCTCTCTCGAGCTTCTTCTGCCGCCTTACGACTGAACGATACGAATGCTATCGACTCAGGTCTGGTGCCACTGTCCAGTTCCTGCTGTACAATCTCGATGAGTCTTGTTGTCTTGCCCGTGCCCGGGGGTCCGAAGATAGTTGTTTCCATTAGAACGGCACCTCACTATCTTTAACCTCGATACTTGGAACTTGAACCTCTGTATTGAACGCAGGCACCCACCACACCCGAAGCTGCTTTGATTCACCCTTAGTTGTAACAAATCTTTTCTTACCATTTGCAGGAGAACCAGAGTTTATCTCTTTCAATCGCTCCTGAATCTGACCCCTGCTATATGTCTCGAACTTGTTGTTGCGAAGAAACTTCATCAGTGCCTCGATCTTGAAGTACGTCATGTTGTCTTCTTCATCAGTGAAGGGCTTGCCAAGTGTGATCTCTTCGGCTGACTGAGCCTGTACCCTGCCATCACAAAACGACTCAAGCAGATCCATGAACTGGCCTTTGTATGTCAGTTCTTCCGGCACCTCGATCTCACTCATATCCTCCATCATCAACGACACAATGATCTGCCACTCCGCCAGCTTCATCAGCGGCGGCATCTTGCGTATCTGTTCCATGCAGGCTTTCTGGAATCTCTGTGGTGTTTGCAGATCGTCCGTTGTCATCTCGACACGTTGCCCAGCCACATCACAAAACCACACAGGTGGCTCCGACTTGACTACACATAGCCCCGATATCTCTACGTTCGATGCGTGACCACCAATGCCATACTTCTTTGTCTTGCATAAGTTCTTGTTGCAAAAACTCTTGAGCGGCTCCTGATCACACGGGAATCCATACTCTTTCTTTTCATGCTGGTTCTGTATCGTCACAACCTCAGACGCTGGTAGCGGAGGTGTGCAATGCTTGTTGTTTATTTCCTCGAGTCGAGCTTTCCAGTTGTCGGGCTGCTCTTTTTTACAGCCCACGGCTGCTGCAAACATCACTGTGTTGCGTGTGCCTTCGGGAATCCCCTGCCCAAACATACAGTTCAGGCAGGGTGCCCACTCATCAAACTCATCGATCTGTTTGCCAAAAGTCAAACCAACAAAAACTTCTGGCTCAACACTCCTCCTATCGACAAGCTCCAAGAATTCTTTTAACGTCGCTGGTTCGCCATCTTCCTTAATAGCGTAGCGGAGCGTCTGTTTCGCATCAAAGTACGGAAGGTTAATAAAGTTCCCCACATCACCACGCTCGACAATAACCTGCTCCTGCTTTGGGAATATCTCACAGCCACCATATCCAAGATACGATGCAATCTCTGACGCTTTGTCACGAAACTCTCCTGCGCTTATGTAACCTTTGAAGAAGAAAAATATATGTGCCCCACCAGACTTGGATCGACATACGACTGCCGGAACCTCCATCTTCTGTATCTTTTTATCAAGTGCCGCTAAGTCGAGCGGATACTGATCGATGTCTAACGCACCGAACCTGCACCTGTTATCTTCATTGATGGGTATAGAACCCACACCAAGACCACCCTTTAGATGATCGGCAATGAGTTCCACTGTAAGTGGTTTGCGAACGATGATAGACTTGGCCTTCTGTTTGCCAGCCCTTCGCTCTTCTGATATTTGTGTCTGTCCATGTGCCGCACTAAATCCCTCAAACGCAGCCATGAACCTTTCTAGGTAGCTCATGGGTATCCCCTTGTTGGTTTGGGATGGGCTAATAGAAGTATCCACTAACTATGGCACTGCGACCATCGACAGTCCTGAACTGTGTTCACCCACCCCAAGAGGTATTTAAAACGGCACGTCTGAGTCTTCTTGTTTTTCTTTCTCCTCACCAGTTCCAGTTTTAATCTCACCAGCCCTGAACGAATTGTACAGATCACGAGCCTCGATAATCGCTTCAGGTG